CTCTTCAGTAAATCTAGAGGAGCTCCAACAACTCTTCCCAGAAGCTCTGAGATTCCAGTCTCAAGCGCAGCACCAATATCTCCGGTCTTTCCGAATTTATCGAATGCGGCCTGAACAGACTTGAACACATCAAAGATGATCAATAATCTTCCGAAGATAGCGCCGAATAGCTTGCCGTTCCCGAAGAACTTCTTGAAGCTCCCGAGGAACGGCTCAATGGCCTTCATCAACGTGTTCTTCATGTTGGCAAAGAACTCTCCGATCTTACCGAGAGAACCTCCCTTGGAGAATAGATTGCCGATCTTGCCAAACAGATCACCGATGAAGTCAGTGACAGGCTTGATAAAGTTCTTGATCTTGCCAAACACCTCCTTGAATGGGGCAGCCAGTTTTGCCAGGAACTCACCATTCAGACCGATCCTGGAAAGAAACTTTCCGATACCCAATATCTTCGACAGGGACGAAAGTATCCCGGTGAAGAGCTTGGGTCGGCTTACTCTCAGGGCGAGCTCCCAGCCGTGCCAGAAGCTTCATCATCTCCGAGTCTCTTTCTTGCTGCTGCAGGTCCTTCGTTCTCTGTGCAGATGTCTTCCTTCTATCGGATTCAACTAAGTAATTGTAGGTAGCCGAAAGGTCGTTGGCAATGATCGACAGAGCGTTTCTCATCAGACCGGAATAGTCTGATAGCATCACGACTCCGGCCTCGACCGACTTCATCGTGGTCAGTAACTCCTCGGCTACCAGAAGTATTCCGTTAAGAGGCTGAAGTAGAACGGACAAATCACTACCACCCTGCACAAGTCCTTGGGCCTGAGCTGTAGCCGGAGTCTCCGAAGCCTCCTTTAGCGATTCCTTCGAGGCATCCGCGACCGGTGTCAGTAGATCGACAACCTTCAGCGCACTCGTCTGAATCTTGTCGAGTGTCTCATTCTGGACCATCAGTTCCAGAAGTATGTCGTCGAATGTGCGCTGTTGTTTGTCGTTTTCGTTCATGTCAACTGTTTGTTCTTACGCTTGGCGCGTTCGTTTTCTTCCTTGATGTGTTCAACCAGCAAGGAAACGTAGATCTCCCTCTCCCATGGAATCATGTTATCCAGCTCGGTCAGACTGTACTTGTGATGCTGCATTAGAGCAAAGTTGGTCTGGTAGTGGTTGACGAGACTATCATGAGAGAGGCCTACGAGAAAAAATTCTGGAGTCCTGTGAGTGTCAGGCTGTTATCGGCACCACAGTGAGAACACTTGTACTCGATCTTGTGTTCTAGCTTCGGTGTCGATTCGATGAACTTCCTGATCTTATTGAACTGAGTCTGGTTCAGGGATTCGATGAATTGATGCAGCTCCTCCGGAGTATGGTCAGAGGCACGGTGAACGACCTTCTCATCGAAGATCGAATCGATGCAACCGACGATGACTGACATGACCACCTTGCCGGTATCTGACTTGTCCTGTTCGGCGAGCTCTGAGATGAGATTCACGTTTGGCCAGTTCATCACCACACCGATCTTGTCAGTCAGTTGGATCTTGGCATCTGGCAGGTTCTCTGTATTGACAGAGACTTCCTCCAGGCAGGACGAGATCGTATCTTTGATGGCCTGCGTGATCTGCTTCTGATCGTTCGATTCACGAGCGACCATCAGGATCTTCTCTTCCTTGACGAGGTACGGACGATACTGAATTCGCTTGTTGCTGGACGGAAGTCTCAGCTCATATTTTGGGGTCTCAATGACTGGTAATGGCATAATGTTATCCTATAGGTTGTTTTCGCTTGTCTCAAAAGATCTTCTTGATTCCTCCAATTGCTGTTTTGACTGAGGAAACCACCGATTCGACTGCACCCTCTTCCTCAAAGTTCTCATAGGTCATCGTGACCGAGAACTTCTGAATTGAGTTCTCTGCGGTATTGTCCAGCGGAATCGAAACAAATGTGATCGGGTAGGCATTCTTTAACTTGATGCCGTAAACCGGAAGGTTCTCCTTGTTCAGCTGCTGAATTACAACATCAGTGGTGTATTCGTTCTGATAACGAACACGGTATGCATTTGCATCAATGACCAGGTTCGACCACTTGTCAAACATCTTCTTGACATAGTAGTCGTGGGTCAACAGGAAAGTGAAAGTCACGTCCTCGTTCATGAATCCGTACGGGATTTTGATCGCCTGGCGGTTGCTCTGATAGTCCATCGTCATGATCTGACGACCCGGTAACGAGCAGGACTCGCACAAGATTCCAACATCTCGAGGATCGTTGATGAGAGAGCCGGCCTTAAAGCTCCGAGAAACCAGTGAAACCAGTATGTTCTGAAGATCGATGTTCAGAAGGCTTGCAGCGGGTGGCTGCATGTATAGAGCAAACCGATTTGTATGGGCCAGGCCACCATGCTTCGTGATGGTGCCTTTCATGTCGTTGATGCTTTTTCCGATGAGTGTGGCCATAGTAGTTACGGTGCTTTCTGATAGATCTTCTTTGATTCACTCCAGACCTTGGTCTTCTGGGCGCCACGGAAGTGTTCCGTCGGAAGGAAAATTGCGATCTCCCAGTCGGGAGCCAAGACCTGAGCAGGACGAGTCTTCATCTGGTCAAAGAGATAGTGCTTCAGGCAGGGCTGAAAGTAGCGGTGTTTTCTGGCGCGCGCGAGAGTCTCGTATCGGAGTCTCAACTTGGATTTCTCCGTCAGGTTGTCATCAGTGAACGATTGCATCAGGCTGTCCAGAAAGATCGCTCTGGTGTTCGGATGCAGGTAGTGCAGGTTCAGTCCCATGAAACCACCAGGAGCCGGTGACAGCATGATCACTAACGGGAAACGATCGTAGTACGGCAGAGTGTCTTTGTGCAAGGCATCATACACAAACATGTACATGAACCCCCATCTCGGGATATTCTTCTGAAGAAGCGAATCATCCTTCAATAGCTTGTTTCGATTGATTCTCCCGTTGAGCTCTCTGACCTTCTCGATAAACCATTCTCTGGCTTCCTTTGACCTGCGCTCAAACCCAGTGCTGGCCAGCTCTGAATTTAGCGTTTTGAATAGTGAAGCCATAGTTCACTATTTATAGAGAAATTTCTAAAGTATCTTGATGCCTAGTCCGCGCAGAGTCTCTTCAGTCCATACCTCGAACAACCAACCACGATCTGCAGCATATTCCCTGGCGGCTTCCCATTTGCTGATGTTCTTCGCGTAGGTCATGACCTCGGTGATGTACTTGCGCGTCTTCTTGCCGGGATTCTTTGGAGGCTGCGACTCCTTCTTCGGCTTCACCTCGATCAGTATGACCCTGCCATCCGTGAACTCAGCCTTGACATCGACGAAGTAGCGATGGATCTTGCCATCCGTCTTACACCGGTATGGTATAATGACCTCCTCGGAAGACCATGACTTGATGTGAGATCCCTCGTCTAGCCACCGAAATAGCTGACGCTCCCACAGCGACCGATAGACGATGTTAGTGATATCACCTCGGTACTTCGAAGGGTTCTGTGGAAGGAATTTACCTCGGTAACTCATATAAATATCCAATCACATATTTATGTCACTTATCGACACAGCACAAAAAATAGCTAGAGTTACGAATTCAGATACAGTGATAATGCCACCGTTCTCTGCGGCAGAATCAAAAATTCTGGCATTCCCTGACACTTTAAGAGCTCAGCCGTTGCCGTTTGTTCTTCTTACGGCTCAGGGTAAAACAAGTAGCCCGGCTATAAGCTTACCTATTCCTCCTGGTCTTACTATTGGCGACGGAATGTCGTATTCGTCGATAAATTTAGGTATTATCGGTACGATCATGGCAGAAACGATGACTCAGATGGGAAAGCAAACATCTCTTGCTGGCGTCGTCGGAGCCGGAGTCGGTGGAATGGTAGGTTCGGTGATCAATAAGGCCGGTCAGTTGAATGCTGCGGCGACTGCATCGATCCTAGCCAGAAAATTCGGATTTGAAACAGTGGCAGACACTGTAGACTTTAGCCAAAAACAGGTCATCGCACCGAATACGAACACGACATTTCAAAATTCAAACATCCGTTCCTACTCTTTCGCGTTTAAACTTGTTTCGCGTTCAAAGAAGGAAGCAGAAACGATTAAAAGGATCGTTGATTCTCTGAGAGAAAATATGTATCCTGAGGGTAAAGATGTAGTCCTGTCTTATCCTCCGATATGGAACATCTCATTCTATGACAGAGATGGGGTGGTTAACCCGTATCTTCCGAAGATATTTGATTCGTACCTCACCGGAATGACTGCAACATTTAATGCTTCCACAAACATTTTCCATGAAGATGGAAGCCCGGTCGAGACCGATGTGTCGTTTTGGAAAGAGGAGAAACCAGAACAACGGAGTCTGTATAATCTATGGCATTCTTTCGACAATTTCCAAAGACCGGGTACGACTTTGAGTCTAACGGTGTCATCACGAAGATCATTGACATCTTTCGTACGGTCAGAGCCGACTCGGTATTCCTGGATGACATGTCCACGTATCAGTATTTCCAGGTACGAAATGGTGAAAGGCCAGACGTTGTTTCCAATATCTTATACGGCACTCCAGAATACTACTGGACATTTTTCGTTATCAATGAACACCTGAAGACCGGGCTCTCCGGATGGCCTATGGGTACAGCCGAGTTTGAGGATTACATTCGCCTAGAGTATTCGGGAACTGTGATCGATACCGAGCCGGTTGTGGTCAAAACTCCCGATGGAACAGTAGCGAGATATGACAACTCCTTAGCGGGAAGATTTACGATTGGAGAGACGATCACTGGAGCAACGTCACTTGCGACAGGAATATTGAAGGAAAAGAATGTCCCGATGAGTCAGTTGATATTGGGATCCGTATCTGGTAACTTCAGAGAGCCAGAAAGTATTACCGGAGCCACGAGTGGAAGTTCTGTCGTTACAAGCCAAGTGTATCTACACCGTGATGCACCTCACCATTATGAGGATCCAAACGGGCTCGAAATGTACAATTCACGATTCATCGACGAGGACCTGACTATCGCTGGAGTTCAACCGGATGCAGCTGACTTCAGTCTCACACCAGTATCCTATTACGAGTATGAACTCCAGCTGAACGAAGAGCGCGGAAACATCCGAATCGT